CGAACATATGATTAAACGTGCCTGGACATACAAAGCACTTAATAGATTAATACAAGGCTCTGCGGCTGATCAAACAAAGAAAGCAATGTTAGAGTTAGATAAAGAAGGATATTTGGCACACATACAAGTACATGATGAACTAGACTTTTCTGTTGCAAGCGATGCAGATAAGAATAAGATTAAAAACATTATGGAAAACTGTGTTGAACTATCTGTCCCAAGTAAAGTCGACGTTGAATGCGGTGACAACTGGGGCGACGCAGGTGATTAAGATTTGGTTATTAGTTTCAATGATTTCTATGCCTGGACTACCTACTGTTAAACATACTGCTGAACTATGGTTTGATGGACCTAAATGTGAAGCAAGACGTGTAGACATAGAAAATAAATTTTATGACGCTGCTGCAGAGCAAGGAATAAACCCTGTTTGGCTTCATACATGGTGTTTAGAATCTTCTATGTTTGTTATAAATAAAACTTGACACTCCCATTAAATTAGATTAAAGCATTATTTAAATGAGAATGGTGCAACATTCTCCGAGTATGGCTGAACAACTGTAACAAGGTAGTAAGGCACGGTCCTCGCAAGGTATGGTCGCATGACTGAGGGTGTGAGGGTTGGTACTGAAGTAGTAGTTAATATAGGACATATTGACTTGTCGCGAAAAGGTTGGGGGTAGTCAAAGAATCCCCCTACTCACTTAAAGAAAGGAAAAAGTATGAAACTTAAAAGAGACTACGAAGATACTTTTAAAGAAGGTTTTCGTCTTGGTGTACGTTTGACCAGGGCAAAAGCGTGTTTAGAAAATGCACGTAATGCAAAAATATTAAACGATGAGCCTGTGTTTAAACTTCAAATGGAGTTTGCTAGTGATTGGACGGACCTTGCTAGAAATAGTGGGCGTAAGTTTACACCGATGACGGCTCACGAACCAGAGCAGTCTGCTTTTGATTTTGGTGACATCGAAATGCAGGAACATTTATCAAGGTTGCCACATAAACTAAAGGAGACAGGATGAACACGAAGAAGTTCAAAAGTGTGGCAGTAGCCATTGATACTTATAAATTATTGAAGAAAATAGCAGCCGACGACGATAGGTCCGCTGGCATGCAAATAACATATTTAGTAAAAAAAGAAGCAAAGAAAAGAAAACTAGCTGCATGATGATATTAAAACCAACTTGGAAATATGAAAGTAAATGCTGTAATAATTGTAGTCGTAAATACACAACCGATAATATGTTAACGCAACAAGAAGGTAGAAATATTTACATTTGGTACTGTATTCGATGTTACAATTTACTAAAACAATCATAGTTTGTGTCACGATTGTGGCGAGTGTTTGGTTATGGACCACGCACTCACCCTTTCGGATGTATGTGAATGATTGCACAAAGAACAGAGTGTACAGTCAAGAGTATTGTATTTGGATGTACATGGAGATGAGAAAGGAGGAATCATGGCTAAGAAAAATTCTCTTAGAACTAGGCTACTAAAAGAGTATGCCAAAGTATCAAAGACCGCGCCCCGCGAAGCAAAGACTTGGAAAGAAGTTGCTGCTCGTGTAAGATGGGAGAGGTTAAGAAAAATATTGTGGAGGCGATATGATTATATGCAATCATTGTAAAGGCAATGGGTATGTTAAAATTAGATTCGAGGCGGAACAAGCCATTAACCAGTGTAAGGTTTGTGACTCACAAGGGGAACTCGATGAAAATAAACACTACAACCAAGCGTGGAGTGGTGGGGATTCGGATGAACTTGACAACTTTTATTGGGGACCGCCCTTGGACCCCGAATTATTCAAAAACTACAAAATTTATCCAAAGTAAACCAATTGTAGACGTTAAGAAAGGAGAAGAGCCTCCTTTTTAGTTGTGTCGACATGTTTTTTACCTTATAGTTTCGGGTAGCAAATGTTTTTAAACATATGTAACTCCCGATAGGAGCTGCCTGTGAAGCGAAATGCCTAACTACGGCGGCTCCATCAAAAAGATAAGAGGTAATATGGCTAGTAGAAGTGGTGGATCACCAATAAGAACAAACAAGGTTAGGTCTGGACCCGATCAGGCATTTACATTACCAAAAGGAACTTCAGCTGCGCCTATTAAAGGTAAAGGCATGGGCATTCCACAACCCAAACCAAAAGGTAAAACAGCGGCAAGCGCTAAAAGATTTATAGCTAGAAGACAACAATTAGCTGGAACTAAAAACAAAACTAAAAGTAAATTACCTACTGCTAGAGAAATAGCTGTTGCAGTAACGGCTTATCTAGCTGGTTCAAATAAAACAACTAAAGCGAAAAAACCTAAAAAGAAAACACTTGCTCAAGTTGAATCTAAAGCAAGGAAAGCACGTGATCGAAAAGCTAAATTTGAAAGATTAAAAAAAGACCCTAGACGCACAGGAGTAAAACCAATTAGTGGATTGAAAAAGAAGAGGTAAAAATGACTGCTAGAGAAAAAAGATTTAAACCAGGAAGTTTGGGTAGAAGAATGGATCCTACAAAAAGGCCAAAAGCACCAGGTCTTGCTACGAGGCCACCTAAAAAAGTAAAAAAAGATCAAATAAAACAAAGGCTTAAAAGAATGGCATTGGGTGGTGAAGCAGCAGAGAGTGTTGGAAAAGCTACGGTAGAGAGAAGTCAACGCGCTGCAAAAAGAAAATTATTAGATGATTCCATTAATAGAGTGTATAAAAAAGTATCTGAGGCAAAGAAAATAGGTAAAATTAAACCAAAGAAAAAACCAAAGAATCCGAATAGAATTAAACCTAAAAAGAAACCAAAGAAGCCCTAGGAGAGTATTATGGCAATGAGACCACCGAAGAAGAAAACACCAAAAGTTACAGCATTAGCATTAGCTAGGTCTCGAAAAATAACGGGAAGATTAAATAAAGATGATGTTGATAACGCAAGAATCGCTTTAAAAGATGCAACTCCAACGGAAATGAAAAGATATGCAGCTTCTGTAGCAAGAATGCAAGCAAGCAATAAAGCTAAAAATAAATTTAGTGGGGGTGCTTATTCTCCAATATCAAAAGGGGGTTTGAAAGCTAGAACAACAGGTCAAACAAAAGGACCTGCTGGTAGAAAAAGATGAGCGATCAAGAGATATTAAAGCAACGTGATTTATTGGACGCGATCCTCGCATCACGGACCAACGACCAATATGAACGAATTGAATCAATGAAAGTCATGGATTCGATATATTTTAAGGAAAATTTACCTAAAAACGTGGTATTATTTCCATTACAAAGGATCAAAAGGTATGTACACCAAACTACCAGAAAGCCCAGTAAGAAAAGTCTATAAATGTAGACATTGTGGAGATGTCTCCATTAAATTTTATAATCCAAAGCACGATAGAGTATACACTGCTGAAGAATGGGAAGTCATCATGACTGACGGCAGAGAAGCGTTAGACAAAGCACTAAGATTAGTGCGTGAAGATCCAAAGATGTTTTCATAAACACGCATCTCTATAGATGTTTCTACCATTTTATTTTTTTAATTATTTTTTTAGTAAAGTACAAGTTACAAGGTAACAAGGTTACAAGTAGCAGAATACTTAGCTTTTCTTGTAACTTTATGTAACTTACAATTATTTAGAAGTTACAAAATATCTATATATTACGAAAAAAACTCGCATTTCATGAAAATATTTAGTAATATAAAATAAATTTGAAGAAAACATCTATTGGATTGATGCATTATGGAAGAAGAAAATAAAGACGTACTTATACCACAACCTTTGTCAGAAGCGTTGTTCCATCCTAAAATAACACAAAAGCAAAGAAAATTTATTCTTTTATTGGTTCATTCAGAAGGTTTGAAATCTGCATCACAATGTGCATCAGAAGCTGGCTATAGTAAAAAGAGTGCTACGGAGCTGGCATCTCGCCTTCAGAACCCTGAGTTGTACCCTTTGGTTGCAAAAGCTATTGATTCTGAGGTGAGAGCAAATGTTGAAAGATACAGATGTACACAAGAGAGGTCTCTATCTACATTGGCGCGCATTAGAGATAAAGCATCTGAATCGGGGAATTGGAACGCAGCGGTCGCTGCAGAGACTCGCCGTGGACAGATTGCTGGGTTGTACGTTGATAAGAAAGAGATACTCACAGGCACGATAGACTCCATGTCAAGAGAAGAGGTAGAGAAGAAGCTACAGGATCTCAAAGAACAGTACAGTATTGAAACTACATTTGAAGAAGTAAAAGAATTAGAAAATAAGTCTTGACTATAAGATTAGATGGGACTATAGGGTACATAAGACTGGTTTCTGATAATGAAAAGTTAACCAACAGGCGAAAAGCATAGATATACTTGCCACTATGTTGAGGTTTGACGCTACAGGCTACCAGATGTAAAAACATACCTGTCCCAATGAATTAACATTGTGGGTATAAAATATGCCAGTCTTAGAAAGAGAGAGCATGAGTACAACACAAGATATAGAGTTATGGATGAAACAAGCCAGTGAAGTAACAAGACAAGAAAATGAAAAAGAAAATAATAGAGGAGGAAAAATGACAAAGCATGAGTTAATAAAATTATTAGATAACACTTTCTATGATGTAGAATTTGATGTTTTTGATGATACAGAAGGTTTAGTAAGAGTGAATTTTGTAATAGATAAGGAGGAGAAAGATGAAAGCTGAAGAAGTTTTAAAAAAAGTTAAAGAGTATCTAGAAGATAATAAAGAAGATGCTAGTCTAGATATCCGATGTGATAGTAAGCATTTACTATTTTGGATAGAAAATTGGGAGGCGGAATAATGTTTAAATTAATCGTTATTATTTTATTGATATTGATTTTACTGAACCAATGTGGAGGTATGCTATGAAGATCAAAAAATATATTAAAGTAGGT